ACCCGTCCAGCAGTACCAGAACAAAACAGCTTAAACCTATCGACCTGCGTTTGTACCGTTGACGCGCCTAGCCCAGTCTGTGTCGTGCGTTGTGCGACTGCCATACTTCCATTCTGGACTAAATTCTTTTCTCCACCGGGAATAAGATTGCTGCCGAACCGGAATTGCTCCGTACCTCCAGAGACCATTCCAACGGTGTCCGCCGCCGGGAAATAAATACCGCTGTCTGCGGATGCCGTACTACTGGTGATGGCCGGAGCACCTGCGCTGCCGTCACCAACGGTTGCTTGAGTGCTGGCCAATGCTGTGAATGCTGCCGCAGCCGTCGTAGTCCCCGTGCCGCCTTTGGCTATAGCAACCGAAGCTGCAATTTTTGCAGACGTAACGGCACCATCCTCAATATCCGAGGTGGCTATAATAGAATTAGCGGGAGCGGGGCCAACGTATGACATTACGTAATCTCCAAAATTGACAACGCTATATCGCAACCAGCACTGGCTGTAAGTCTCAAAAGGTCCGTGGTTTGCAACACGATCTTATTGCCTGACAGTAGTTCTAGGGACGATCCTGCCGGTATTGGCGCGTTCGTAACCAATTCAACGTTTGCGTTGGTTTCCGTGTCTGACGTGTCTGATTCTATGTGAACCGTAACTGTAATAGAGCTAGACTGAACATTTCCAATCATGCAGCCAATTACAATGGCCGTTGTACTACTAGGAACCGTGTAAACGGTAGCTATGGTTGAAACGTTAGCCTTGGTCTTTATTTTAAACGTATTGGCCATTGTATTATCCTAACGCGATTGCCATGGCGACAGCGTCTCCATCCGCTGCCGCTCCAAGGCTTGTTCTTGCCGCTGCCGCTGTCGAGGCTCCTGTACCTCCATCGGCAACCGCCAAATCAGTAATACCGGTTATAACACCACCAGTTATTTTTGGAGCACTCATTGTTAACGTATCCGTGATACTTACTACAGCCGCCCCGGCACCTGCACCGTCACCGTACACAAAATTGGCAAAGCCATTTGGTATGGTTATGTTCGCGCCACTACCCTGGCTCAAAATAACGGAATATGGTCCGCTGGAGCCCGAATCCGTAGTAGCATTCACAACCATAAGAAATACTTGGGTCGTATTTGGAGCAATCGTGACCGTGTTATTGGCTCCCAAAGCTCCGGTAAATTTTATGACACGGTACATGCCATCTTGAAGATTTTCCGTACCAGAACCAGGAGAAGCTTCCCGTACCGTAAGAGTGTGGGTCGTTCCTGTTAGCCCAACGGCCTTGAACGAAATAAGGCGGTCCAAAATATCAATGTTGAAATTGGTGGTATCCCCCCACGTTCCGGATTGTTCGCCCGTGGCAATTTTCTCAATTCCAAGGTTAGTTGTGTAACTGCTTACCATTAACTGCCCCTATGCTGCGATATCCGTCCACGTATCCGGTTGCGTTGTAGATATGTCACTGAAACTCGGTGTTTGTGATGTAGATATGTTACTAAAGTTTGATGTTTGGCTTGCGTCTATTTCATCCCACACTAACACAGTTCCAAGTGCCGTTGTAGCACCAACTCCGGTAGTGAAAACAGTTACCCCGGCTCGTGCTAATACAGTGCCAACCGCGCTTGTACCAGCTACTCCCGTGACGGACACATTAGCCGTTCCCGTAACGGACACACTTCCAACTGCACTCGTTCCAGCTAGCCCCGTGACGGCTACATTAGCATCCGCTGATACAGTTACAGACCCAACTGCACCCGTTCCAGCTAGCCCCGTAACGGCTAAAATCTGATCTGTACTTACTGTTACAGACCCAACAGACGCGATTGCCGCTAAACCCGTCTCAGTTATAACCTGATCTGTAGAAACTGCTACAGAACTAACCGCACCCGTTGCAGATACACCGGTAACCGCAACCGGAATAGCGCTACCCCAAGTACCAGATCCCCAAGTAGACCGTCCCCAGCCGGTTTGAGTCGCCATTAACTAACTGTTACGCAATCCGAATAATTGCGTTACTTGCATCCGCTGCCGGAAATTGAACCGTGAAGTCGCCGGAACTGGAGCTTTTATCCGCCCCAAAATCCAAAATAACTACCGCAGGATTGGTTAAAGAAATAGACGTTGTATTTGGCGTCGAATTGTAAATCATCGCACCACGCGCCGTAATCGTAGAGGAACTCCAGGTGGAATCGTCAAAGTCTAAAAATGCTGTAGTGCTAGAAACAGTTGGGTCTACCGAATTAAGCGTGTTGCCACCCGAAGTATAGCCCCCGCTGGCAGCTACTTCATTAGATGTAGTAAATGCCGTGGTGGCTGCATCTAGGCTCGCACTACTTGTATATAGCGCCAATTTGATTGTATCACCCGTAGAAGTGTCAAAATCATGTGCGCCAAAAAGCAACTCCTTCTTAAAGGTGGTTGCCATTGCCTGTGTGATGGCCATGTCACAGTCTCCTTATCAATTCAGCCAGTTGCGGGCTTCCCGCATCCTTCAAGGCATTATATACCGTGGTTCGATCACTTTGGATAGCTTGCTGCATATAAACGACTAAAAGACGCTCGATTTGTCCTTTGAAAGCAACGGCCTGCTCTCGTATAGCGGGAGGGGCATTACATGAGACGGATATAATCTCTTTGGCACACCGCTCGGCAAGTTCTTCAGGAGTAAAGCCCCGGTTTTGTGTGGTATGCACCAGAACCTTGTAATCGGTGGGCATCTCCATTGCAGCCATGCCCATCACTGCACCTCGCGTCTTACCCGATCATACCGGTATTCATCGCGGGTCTGGCGTCCTTCGCCCAAATTCTTCAGGAACACGAGGGCTTCTTGGTACCGCTGCGTGTAAAATTGAAGTACGTCAGCCTCGCCCTTCATAAAGGTATACGCCTCGACCAGGGAACCATACAGCAACGCCAGTTCAGCGTTGTCCCCTAAATAAGAAGTGCCATCACCAGAAGTGCTAATAGAGGTGGGACGAAAATAATAGTGTAATTCTGCCGTAAATCCAGAACTAGGAGTAGGGGCCAAGAGGAAAGACGCCTCATCCCAGCTACCATAATATTTAGGAACACCCGTTGTAGCGGGATTTGGGGTGTAGTCTTGCAAAAAGGTTATCTGTTTGTACAACAAGAATTCGTTATTTGAAGAGTTGATTACACTCAATGAAAAAGGAGATAAAAAGTCTGACGGTTTGGTCAAGCATTTATTGCCAGAACTCACGACCCCAGACTGATTGCGCCGGAAAACGTCAAGCTGGCACTCCTTGAGAATGCGCTCTTCCGCATTCAAGATAAACCTGGGCAATTGTGTTACAAAGGTCGCTTCGGCATTTTCCGTGTAATCTTGTATCGCCGTTTTCAGTGTCGTGAATGTAAATGCCATGTCATGCCTCTACCGTCACAGGACCAGAAGATGCAGGAAATCCCCCACCAAAGATAGATCCCGTAGTTGCCGTACCACTAGCCGCGCTGAAGGTATAATTTTCTGCGTCAACGTTCGTGATAGTATACCCCGCGTCACGGGAAATTACTGCACTCGTGAACCCATCAAAACCAATAGCGTCCCTGAAACGAACCGTGTCCCCCGTAGAACGGCCATGTCCGGGTTCCGTTACAGTTATAACCGCACTTCCAGAAGCGCCACTCCTGAAAGCGTCTTTTTTCAAAAGAACGGTGACCTCTTTCTCCGTCCTGTCCGGGCGGGCATCTTTTAGAGCCTCCGGGTCCGCGTCTACGCGGCGAGGCTCCAGTTGTGGGTGCTTCTCTTCCCACTCGTCCCGGCCTACTAACAAATTATTCCACTCGCTCTTCATCTCGCGCAGCTTGTAACGCTGCCCGGATCTGTCTGAAATACCGTAGGCGTTTTTTCCTGAAGCAAATCTGGGCATTACATGACCCTAAGAGAACCGGCGGTTGGAACTATGTGCAGGGAAGTTCTCTCCCTGTCCTCGACAGCGGCACGGAGGAAGTCCTCGTCATAATTGGCCTTTAGAATTGCCATACGATCAGGAGCCCGCTTCACTGCTATGCAATAAGCCAGTCCGGAAACGAGACTTGGCAAAAACCTGAAGGGCACTTCCGCCGTGTTCACGGAGGTATCCGTGTCGTCTATGCGAAGCAAACGGTAATAAATTAACTGGTCCGTGGAATTTTCCGGTACCGGCCAAATGGTTACGGTGGGCGTGATCTGCCTGTCTACAAAGAACTGAGTGGGCCGTCCCTGCTGATCCTTTTCCGGAAGTGCCAGATAGTCGCTGCGTCCTATGCGGTTCATGGCCAAATCAGCGCCAGACCGGCGTATCACAACATCCAGTATATCAATCGTGTTTTGCACATCCTCCAGATCAGGGTCCGCAGAAATTGTCGTACTGGCACTGCTGCTGGAACCGGTAATCGTCTCGCCAGCAGTAAAAGTGCCGCTGGGGACGGTCAAAGTCAAAGTCGTGCCGCTGGGCTTTGTTATAATACTGGCCGTAACGGAACTTGTTCCTCCCGTAATCGTCTCGCCAACACTGAGACTGGCGGAAGCGCCCACCGTCGCCGTGATGGTCCCGACTGGATAGGTATCAATTGCAGACGTGGACGACAATTGTGCAACGGTCTGCGTTACCTGCCTCACGGTCCAGAGATTGATCCCCCTGTTGGCCCAATCAGCCAGCATCAAGTTCAAGGATCGACGCGCCGTGACTGCGTCGTAGCCCGTGCGAAGCTCCAGGCCGCACCGTTCGAACGCTTCTTCGATGATCTCGGCTACGTCAAGATTAAAGTTAGCTGATCCGGAAACAGCCATTATTGTCCGCCTTGAAGAGGATCATCTATACTCAGGGTGCCTGTAAAAGATGTGTTAGGTTGTACGTCTAAATCTTCATCCGGGATGCCGTAACCATAATCTCCAGGATAAGCTTGGTTTTTACTCAACGACAACCCAAGTTGC